CCCATTGTATGGGCCTCGTCACAGATAATCACGTCCCACTTTATTGGAGGAAGCTTATGGATGCTCTCATAGTTCATTACAAACAGAACATACGTTGGGCATAGCATGTCGCTGTCCTTTGTGATTGAGCTTATAGCCTTCTTCTTTGTTAGAAACAGGACATTGTCGACTCTAAGCCTATCACATATAGACAACGACGTCAGCGTCTTTCCCGTCCTTACCTCCATAGAGAGATACAGAAGGCCTCGGCTCCTAAGTATCTTATAGCCTTCACTTGCTATTGACTCTTGGTAATCTCTTAGTTTTATCATTAGAATGGTATTTCTTCCTCATCTAGTTCAGATGAAGATGTTTGGATTAGAATTGTTTTTCCTCTTGCGTTGCGCGACTCCTTGGTGTCCATGCCAAACATGAATCGGTTGTATGCCACCATCCACCTAGACATCTGTCGGGTAGATATGCTATACTTGCCCCGTGCTCCAAAGTCTGGGTACTCGTTGGTAAACGCAGCCATTATATCGGCCAAGCTGATATACGTGTTGTATTTGAAGCGAATACCCATCTCGTCCTTACACCAGTCAGCAAACTCCTTGCAGGTCTCTGCATGGAACTTGCGCTCCTTAAGGTTGACGAAGTCACTCTCAATTAGTCCGTTCTCCAGATATAACTGAAGGCACGTGATCATGTAGTTGTCAAAGCGGCACCACTCATCCGTATCCCACTCAGAGAAAAGCATACGACCAAACTCTTCGTAAGGAGTAAAGTCCTTAGAGTAGTACTTCTTAAACTCCAGTTCCCACTTACGTCGAGCAAATGAATTGCCGGATCCCTTGATGGCATAGTTCGTCGTAATGACAATCTTAGGAGACTTCTCAAATGGTATCTTAATGGCGTCCTTGTTCTTCTTTTCAAGCGTTATACCTTCGGTTACAATAGAGAACAACCGCTCAAAGTCAAAGTGCTTTCGAACGTCATCAAACGTCAAGACTTGGGTATCGGCCGATACTAACTGATATGCAAATGAGCGCTCGAAGTTGAACGCCTTTCCGTCGATAGTTACCATCTTCTTCATCTTGCTAACGCCATTGACAAATAATCCTTTACCGGTACCGCCCTCTGGGTTGTCCGATATGACCTCGTCGTTGATGATGACAGCAGGCGCCTTTGACGACATTTTGTATCCGTGCATCAGGTATCCTATGGTGCTCTCGATAGACGCAATACGATTAGAGTCCTTGCCTGCTATGTTCCGGATGAACTGCTTGAAATCACAGCGAGTGCTGTTGCAGTCCTCGAAGTCTCGCTGAATAACCTGGTCCTTCCATACAAAACCATTTAGGTCAAGGTAGTCTATGATCCTAAACTCATCTGCCTTCACCTGTACAGCGCAGTTGCGGAAGTATAGGTATGCGGTGTCCTTGGTATCTTGTATGAAGTATACATCTACCGGAGACATAAGCTTCAGGTAGTCCTCTTTGAAGTACTTGGTCTTGTCTGCAAAGTGATTGTACACAGACATGTCTCCAAGGTTCTCCAAGTAGTTTAAAACAAAATCCTTGATGAGGTCTTCCGACGTATTCGATATAAGGCTATTCGTAACCTTAACGAAAATAAAAGCGTCCGAGCCCTCTGGCCTATACTTTCTAAATCCATTGTCTTCTAAAAATTGTTTGAATAAATGTGGCGCGATACTGACGACACCCTTTTCACTTTTCGTCCAGAACTCAGCCGACTTGCTCTCTTCTTCTGCACGATATATGACGGCATCAATAGCGGAGTCTTCAACGCCAGCATCTCGCAGTTGAGTCCGCACTTCCTTTTTTGGCACACCCATTTTGATCTGTCGCTTTACAGTGTCAAGAGCGTCGGTGTCCTCAAAGAACTTGGTATTAAACTTTTCTGTGGCCCTGTATGCGCTGTCTACAATGGTTCGAATCTCTGAAGCTGGGAACCCGTCATGCTGATACTCCAGCATTAAGTAGTGAGCCATGTCCTTACTAATGCCAAAGTCATTGAACGCGGCAGCTAGCTTGAACAGATTGTTGTTTCGCTCACCTACTACGATACCATACTTCTTCTCCCACCACAGCTTAAGGCGCCTAACAACTTCATTGCTGTCTGATACTTTAATTGTAGGAGCCGTCATCCCAACCTCAAGGTGCTTGTATTCTTTCTCTGCAATTTTGGTCCAAGTGTCGCTGTTTTCATTGATGTGGATCAATGGGTCATATGACTCATAACACACACGGCTCACGTTCTTGCAGCTCTTATCAAAGTAGTCTGAGTTGTAGTAAGCCTGCAGACCCTCGAAGTAGTCTCGGTGCTTGTCAGCGTCAGCAGGAATCTTAACCAGAACCTTTAGCCCGTTTCCACTAGGGGATGTGAACACACTAAATGTGTACTTGTCATTGATCAAGAACTCACGCATTGACCCCATCTCGCTCTTGCTAGGGAAGTTATCAAAGTCGATGCAGATAAGACCGCTGTGCTTGACTATAGCCTTGTCCTCTCGCTTTGTAAACTCTCCACTGAAGCAGATAGCAGGAAGCTCCTGCTTTGCAATGTTGCGCATGTCCTTATTTTTCTCTGACCTTACGCGACCTACAATCTCTTTTGATTTCCCATCCCTAATTCGGTCAAGGATGACCATCACGTCCCTATGGAATGGGGTGGACGTGTCTTTAATGTCTTTGAATATAGTTACGTTCATTTTGTTGTTTGGTAAAAAGGGGCCCCGAAGGGCCCCGTGTGAAACTTAGAATCCGAGATCGTCCCCGAACTTTTGTTGCTTTTGTGGCTTAGGCTTCTGCTTAGACTCGGCCATTGTTATCTTGCCGTCTGTCCAAACAAGCTTGCCGTTGCCGACATAGTCGCGAGGTACTTTACCCTCTCGCTCCTCCTTTGTTTGAGAATGGAATACACTTACGTTCTTACCATAATCGTTTGTCTCGTCGTTGATAGATAGGTTCAGGTCCAAATACTTGGCGCCGTTCTTACCTTCTACGATTTTGCTCTTGTCGATCTTCGAAAGATCGATCGAAATACTAACTACACTAGCCATATAAATAAATAATTAAAGGGTTTCACTGATAAAATACTGGCTCAACAGCTCCTTAGAATCAGGGGCAAAGAACCTATTGTAGACCTCGATAGCACGCATGACCTTCTCCTTGCCTCTGTCAAGGAAGTTCTCGCTGCATTCGAATACGCCTGTGCGGCATGTCTTCTTCTCGATTGCGATGAACACAAGCGGGCGACCAAACAGCTGGTTATATATCCATGCCTGAGAGTCGTAGTTGTACTTAGCTGCTGACCACTTAAACTCATCGATTGACGACGTGGTCTTGATGTCAACAATGTAGTCACCTGTCAGAACATCTGCCTTTCCTTTCCACGTTGTATGCTTTATCTCACCAATGGCAGGCTCTTCAAACTTAGCACCTTCAGCGTATATCATCTCGTACAACTCAAGGTTAGACTGGAGGGCATCAACCATCCTGTCGAGCTCCACCTTCTCGCTCTCCAAAAGGATAATATCTCCTCCAGCCTCTTCCTTGTACTTGTTTGTGTTTCGTGTGCTAGCGTCAACAAACTTGAATTGGTCTAGTTTGTGTGGCTCTAGCATTGCCGTGTGGAAGTACGAACCCTCCACCATCGCTACAGACTTCGGCTGCTCCTTTCGAAAGGAATGTGGATCCTTTAGAAGTGCGCGGATGTCTGAGTTTGATAAGTACTTGCGGCCTTCCGTGCCGTAGTAATTATCGTCGCTCCGCAACAAGTCTATTGAATTCATTATGAATATTGCCTTTTGTTGTTGGTGCTAATTCGCCTTTCTTTGCCTCGATTGTGGCAATGGTAGTCTCCCATGAGTCTCCTCTGTCTACAGCTCGCTTCATGAACTCGGTGAGTTTTTTGAAGTCAATTACTCCAGCCGCGTCCATGTCTGCCTCTGTGGCAATCTTAAACCCATCTTTCTGAAGGGTGGAAACTACGCTGTCCTTAGTAGATACGGGAGCCTCTGGCATGTCCTCTCCGGCGTAGATGTACAGGCCAAGTCCGTGCATGGCAATAGCCTTTGCCGTTGAGCGTTGGATGGCTTTGTTTACATCAAATGATGTGACCCTCTCAAACTGGATAGCGTTATTGCGCATGTCCATGATTGGAAGGTAATCAATGTGCTCTAGCTCATCAATAATTACACCGACCTTGACCCAGCAGGTCTTGCCGTCTGTGAAGTAGTTGAATCCATTGTGGTCTTCGTACACCTTACGCTGAACAGCTGGGTAGAACTTTTTGATCTCAGCCCATGCATGGGCCCATGATAGGTAGGTCTGGCTACCTTTCTTTTCGGTCTTGTCGTTGACATTGATCTTCGACAAGGTTTCATAAATTGTTTTCATTCAAATGTATTAATTAGTTTGTTTAGGTAAAACTGAGCCTTTTTCAAGTCCTCAGCAGGATTTTTCTTTAACTCATACCGCCAGATGTATTTCTGTATGTTCCCCTTCAAATATCCACGGAACTCTTGCTGAGTCATGGATGATTCGATGGCGTCGATACATTCAATACCTCCTTGGGTATAGTGACTTGGGTGGTTTACGTTGTCTTCCATTTTAGTTGAGTTGTATTTGGCATGGTTCGAAGTACTCCACCAAGGCATCCTTGTCGATGTCAAAGATGTCCACCTGTACATTTCCTTCACCGACTTCTGTGTGAGCGAATGCTGCCAGCACAGAGTCTTCGTATCTTTCAATGTAGTGGATGTAGACAAATCTTTTTTCTTCGTGGAGGTACAAAAATACACCGGGCTTTAGGTCCTGTGCAAATGAAGTTGTTAACAAATTGTCAATCATCGGATGGGTCTGTAGTCTATGATCCTGTACAAGGAGTCAATGACCACAGTATCTCCAACCTTCATCTCTTCTGGTAGTCTCATGCGGCCAGTTCGCCCCGTCGATGGTTCCTTAAATGCATACTGGAACCCACCAATACTCATAGCGTACACAGCCAAAATTACTAAAGTTTTCATTTTATTTTTATTCTAATACTTAAAAAGGGAATGTATCCCAAATTTGCAATAAACTCAGATCCGTACCTGTCAATATGAATCCAAACGTCCTTGTTGTCGTATTCGTCAAAATACGCGAATTCAATAGGGCGCATGGAAATCATGCTAATTATATTGTGGATCATAACTCTACGGCCCTTCCTTCTCTATCAACCGCATACTTGAGGGCCTCTTCGTATGACGGGAATGTTGCTTCCAAGTGCATGTTCACATACACTCTCCAAAGCAGCAGGCCATTGACGATGGCCTCAACGATGCGGATGTTTTTATTCATCTTCTACTTGTTCAATGTCCCATGGGTCTGAGCATGACCCGTGTGTTCCGTGATCTATGTATTCTTTGTAGCACTCATCACAGAAGCTCTCTGCGATGTAGTCCCATGCGTCCTATGCGTCCTGTCCCTAGTTCACTGAACGCATATTGGTATCCTCCAATGTCCATGGCGAATACCGGTAAAATT